CAAAACAATTCAGCTGCTGACAAGTTTACTATTGATACAGACAATGGTAATACAGTTGTTGCAGGTGACCTCACTGTAAATGGTGCAGGTGATTTTGATACGACTTTAAATGTAGATGGTAATGCTACTTTCCAAAGTAACGTTAACATCAATGGTGATGGTAAGATGTTTACCATCGAAAATAATGCTGGGGCAGATAAGTTTACTGTCGATTCAGACAATGGTAATACAGTAATAGCTGGTACATTAGATGTAACAAGTGCTGTAGGAATTGATGGAAACTTTGATATTGGCACAAGCAAGTTTACTATTGCTGCTGCAACTGGTAACACCGTTATTGACGGCACACTTACTGTAGATGAAGCAGTTACAATCACATCAGGTGTATTAATTAACGATGCTAATAAAACTCTTACGGTCCAAAACGGTTCTGCTGTTACTAAGTTTGAAGTTGATACTGACAACGGTAACACTAACATTATTGGTACATTAACCGTTGGTGATGCGACACAGATTAACGATACATTTGGCACATCAGGTGTCAACACACATACTAATAACACAGAGCAAACTCTAACAGGATCATATGCTGCTGATGGTGCTGCAAGATTCTCTGGTGGTATAGGATTAGCTAAAAACCTAGCAGTTGGTGGCGGGGCACGAGTCTACGGCAATACAGAGTTGACAGGTAGTTTAGACCTTAACAACAGTGCAGATATATCAGGTAATTTAGTAGTAAGTAATACAGACGAAGCAACATCTCTAGCAGATGGATCAGTTGCATTGCAAGTTGCTGGTGGTGCAACAATCGATAAGAACACCTACGTTGGTGGAGACTTTATCGTATATGATGCTGCAAATACACGCAACGCATTTATGGTAGATGTAAGCACAGGAGATGCTACTCTACACAACGACATGACGGTTGGAGGTAACCTTACTGTAAATGGATCAACCACTACTGTCAACAGCACGGTCACTACTCTCGACGACCCTATTATTACTTTGGGTGGTGACACAGCACCGTCGTCTGACGACGCTAAGGATCGTGGTGTTGAATTCCGTTATTACGACGGCACAGCGAAAATTGGTTTCTTCGGATTCGATAGATCATCCCAACAATTCACATTCCTAACAACAGTTACAAATACTGCTGAGGTAATGGCTGGCACCGATGGTGCTTTAAGAGTTGGGTCACTTAATGTAACTGGTGCTGGTACATCAGTTGATATTGACAACAACTTAAATGTTGATGGGACTGCAACAGTAGATGGTCAAATCATCTCACAGGTTTCATCTGGTCCTGCACTTGTTATTCCAACAACAGATAAGATTAACAATCTAAACGCAGACTTGTTAGATGGCATGACAACTGCTACTGCAAATACTGCATCTACAGTTGTTAATCGTGATGCATCTGGTAACTTCGCAGCAGGTACAATTACTGCTGCCTTAACTGGTAATGCATCTACAGCAACAACTCTACAGACAGCACGAAGCATTGCTGTTGCTGGAGCTGTTTCTGGTACCGTTTCATTCAACGGTAGTGCAGATGTAAGCATTACTACAACATTCGTTGATGATGATATTACTGCTTTAGCAGGAATGTCTGGCACAGGATACGTTGTAAGGACTGCTGCAAATACATATGCACAACGCACGTTAGCTGTTACAGCATCTTCTGGTATTACACTTACCAATGCTGATGGTGTATCAGGTAACACAACAATTAACGTTGCTTCAACAGCATCCAACTCTGCGAATAACTTAGTCCTAAGAGACGGATCAGGCAACTTTGCTGCTGGCACTATTACTGCAACCTTAACAGGTAATGTAACTGGTGACCTAACTGGTAATGCTGATACAGCAACGCAGGTCAAGACTATCCAAGGATCTGGCAATGCATCATATTATCCAACATTTGTCAACTCTGACAACGGTTCAGCTACTGCTGAGACTGTATATACTGACGCTGGTATCACTTATAATCCTTCTACTAACACACTTTCGGCAACAAACATCGTCGGGACAGTAGTTGGTGACGTTACTGGAGACTTAACAGGTAACGCTGATACTGCTACAACTTTAGAAACAGCAAGAACTATTGGTGGAGTTTCATTCAATGGGTCTGCTAACATTAATCTACCAGGCGTTAACGCTGCTGGTAACCAAGATACTTCAGGCACTGCTGCGATAGCAACAACCATTACACTCGCTGACGAATCTACTGATACGTCATGTAATGTCCTATTCGCAACTGCTGCTACTGGTAACCTAGCACCTAAGACTGGTACAAACCTAACCTTTAACTCTGCGAGTGGAATCCTGACTGCAACAGGATTCGCTGGTCCTATCACTGGTAACGTGACTGGTGATGTATCTGGTAACGCTGGTACTGCTACAAAACTTGCTGCTGCCGTTAACGTTGGTGGTGTATCATTCGATGGTAGTGCTGCAATTAACCTACCAGGCGTTAATGCTGCTGGTAATCAAGACACATCTGGAAATGCAGCAACTGCAACTGCCCTAGCAAATGCAAGGACAATCGGTGGTACATCATTCGATGGCACTGCTAACATCACTCCTGCAACTGCTACTCAGTCTGCAAACCTATCAAACCACAATACTGGTGGTCTTGCAGAAGGAACTAACCTCTACTATACAGAGGCAAGAGTCCAAGCAAAACTCGACAATGCTTATGAGCAATTAAGAGCAATGTTGAATAACCTTGCGACCTCAACAACATTAACATTAAATCTCTCTGGAGACCCAACACCTGGATCCGTTGTAACTCTCGGATCCATTTCCAACGACGGTGTTGGAGGATTTTCTAATGGCACTGCTGTAGCAACCACAGGTGGCACAGGTAGTGGACTAACAGTTGATACTACTACATCAGGTGGAGTGATTACTGCAATCGCTCTGAATGCTGCTGGTAGTGGATATCTAATTGGTGATACACTTTCAATTACTAACCCTAATGCTGGTGGTGTTAAGACCTTTAACAACGCAACATTAACTGCTGGCACAGGATACGCTTCAGGTACTAACATTTCTGCAACAGGAGGTGATGGATCAAGTTTAACAGTAGATATTACAGCATCTAGCGGTGGTATCACTGGAGTCACAGTTAACACTGCTGGCACAGGATATGCTGCTGGAAACACAATAACCATTGCTAATGCTAATGCATCTGGAATTAAGACCGTCGGCAATATCAGTGCTGCTGACGCATCAAGGACTGCTGGTACTTACACCATCGGTGCTTCTGATTACTCTACTCAACATTCTGGTAGTGCAGCAACATTTAGCATATCGGTTAATGGATCTGGTGCTGCAACAGTCACAGTTACTGATGACGGCACAGGATTTATTGCTGATGAAACAATCACAGTTGCTGATGCACAATTAGGTGGTGGTGGCGGTGCTGCTCTTACCTTTGATGCTACAGCAATTCATGGAAACGGTGCAACGATTGATGTTGCTACTGTATTCGTTAATGCAACCTTCGCACTAGGTGACATCACAACGATGGAAGTTGGTGCAACAGTAACAGGGGGAACCTCTGGTACAACTGCTGTTATTACCGCACTTGGTACTAACGCAATTACCGTTGATAATGTAGATGGATTCTTCAAGAAAGGAGAAACCGTTGGTGCTAATGATGTAACTAACTTGACTATTTCCTCATTCGCTTAAAATAAATGTCAGCTACAAGACCAGCCACTAAAGCAGAATTAAAATTGTATGCACTTCGCAGACTAGGTTATCCTGCGATTGATATTAACGTTTGTGATGAACAACTGGATGACTTAATCGAAGAAGGAATTGACTACTATCAGGAGTATCACTTCAATGGAAGTTATGATGCTTTCATGAGAGTAGAAGTTACTGATGCAATTAAGACTGCTGCACAAGAATGGGACCAAGAAGGGTCTACTGTTTGGTACAAACAAAAGAATTATATATCAACTCCTCCAGGAGTTTTAGGTATTAATCAAGTATTCACAGGTATAGGAGCATCTAGTGTTGTACCTGGAAACATTTTCAATATTAAATATCAAATCTTTTTGAATGATATCTATGCCATGACTCATGGTCAGATATTACATTACTTTATGACATCCCAATATCTTGAAACATTAGATTGGATTACTAACTCTCAAGCAAATAGAAGAGTTAGATGGAATGAGCATAACAATAACTTGTATCTTGATTTCGATTGGGAAAACCTTCAAGCAGGGGATTACATAATGGTCGATATGAAGATGCGTCAAGACCCTTCAACCTTTACAGATATGTTTAATGACAACTGGTTAAAGGATTATATTGAAGCATTATTCCAACAACAGTGGGGAAGGAACCTAAGTAAGTATGACGGTATACAGATGTTGGGTGGAGTGACACTCAATGGTCGTCAAATACTCGAAGATGCATCTAAATTTAAAACAGATTTAGAAGTAGAACTTAGAGATCGTTATGAGATACCTCCTATGGATTTAATAGGTTAATATGGCATACAGTAATTCTCCAGCAAATGCATGTGTCCAGTCCGATTATACCAGTGCATGTCGGGTTAATATAAATGGGTCTGCACAAGAGCAAGGATTTATAGAAAATCTTATAGTTGAGACTATTGAAATTTATGGCCAAAACGTGTATTATTTACCTAGGACTTATATTAACAGGGACACTATACTAGATGAAGTTGATAACAGCACTTTTTCGACCAACTACCCAATCCGAGCATATGTCAATAATGTCGAAGGATGGGAGGGCCAAGGAGAACTTCTTAGCAAATTTGGCGTACGAGTCGAAGATAAGACGACGTTTATCTTATCCCGTAAAAAGTTTAAAGAAAAAGTGGACGACAATGTTACACTTAATGTCGAGGGACGACCAAATGAGGGGGATTTAATTTACTTCCCCGTAACAAAGCATTTGTTTGAGATACAGTTTGTAGAAGTAGAGAAACCTTTCTACCAACTAGGAAAAGGATATGTTTGGGAATGTCAGTGTGAGCTCTTCCAGTATGCTGATGAGCAAATTGATACTGGAATCGCTGAGATTGATGCTATCGAGACTGCGTTTGCTAATGCAATTACTGTTGGTCTCGTAGCAGGTGGTAGTGGTGACTTCACCGTTGGTGAGACTGTCACTGGAGGAACAAGCAATGTTACTGCTGAGGTTAAGTCTTGGGATAGTGCTACACGCACTCTTATTGTTATCAATCGCTCTGGGACTTTCCAGATTCCAGAAACTCTTACAGGTGGGACATCAAGTGCCTCCTGGACAACAGCATCTTACAACACGATAAATAATACCAACTCAGAATATGACCAAAACGCTGATTACGAAATAGGAGATAATGATATCATTGACTTCTCTGAGACAAATCCATTTGGTTCTGTTGGATCACTTACTGACACCACAATCTAATGTTAGGCACATATAGTTATCACGAAATTTTTAGGAAGACTGTCGTTGCCTTTGGTACGATGTTTAATAACATCGAATTGAGGAGAGCAAACGAGGTCATGAAAGTGCCTTTGGCATATGGTCCTAAGCAGAAATTCTTGGCAAGGTTGGATCAGATGCCTGACCCTACCAATAAAAGAGTGCAGATTACTCTTCCTAGAATCTCATTTGAAATGAATGGGATTACCTATGATTCATCAAGGAAGGTATCACCTACTCAAAAGATTAAAATTGCTAGTACGACAACCAAGAATAAGAATGCATTTATGCCAGTACCCTACAATGTAGGATTTGAATTGGCAATCATTGCAAAGAATCAGGAAGATGGTTTGCAGATTATAGAGCAGATACTACCATACTTCCAACCACATTATAATCTTTCTATCAAACTCTTGACTACTGTAAATGAAGTTAAGGATGTTCCAGTAACACTAAACAGTGTAGACTATGAGGATGATTACGAAGGAGAATTTAATCAACGTAGAGCAATCATTTGGACTCTACAGTTTACAGCAAAGACTTACCTATACGGTCCTGTTACAGACAGCAAAGTTATCAAGAAGGCTATCACAGATTACTATACTTCTACAAGCACTACAGCAGCACCAAGACAAGTACGTTATCAGGCAACTCCAGTTGCTTTGACCAACGTTACTGGTGCAGCAGTTACTACACTTACCAATGCTATGGATATCAACGACGGTATTATTACAGTCGGAGATGTAGCCAGTCTTGCAGAGAATACCAACATTCAAATTGACACTGAGGTAATGCGTATCGATAGGATTGTCGGTAGCACCTTACATGTCAAACGTGGATGGAATGGTAGCACTATCGCAGGTCACGTTGCTGGATCAGGAATACTTGAAATCGATGAGGCAGATCATGCAACCATCGAAGCTGATGACGATTTTGGATTCGGAGAATTGTATTCTGACTTCACTGACATGAAGAAACGTAATCCTCTAAGTGGTGCAGATGAGGCAATTTAATTATGGCAACTTTCGATGGACTAGACAAAGTATTTGGAGCAGCTCC